GAACCGAAACTATCGAAAGCTATTCCCACCCAGCAACTAAAGGGATTGATCAAGGAGGTAAACGTTCCGATGAATTAACTCCTGCAGAATTAGATATGAGAATATTTGCTAATTCAAGAAGGGGTACAGCAGCTAAAAAAGGATTTAAAAGTACAGATGGAACTTATAAGTACTTAGAAGAAGAAACATCAACTAAAAGGTAATGCCTACAATTTCTAAAGCAGATCTATATACGGGAGTCACTGCTTCTGCTAATATTTCCTCAAACGCAAATTTTGAGTTAAGAAATAATGCAGGAAATATTTATTTTTCTATTGAAGGACAAAACGATACTGCTTTATTTGATACTGCTACTTTTACTTCTTTAGTTAATTGTACCGTAGTATCTGGTTCTAAAAACGCAGCTTTTTCAGTCACAGGACCCGCTACAGCTTCATTTACCCTTGATATAGGAGGCTCTACTATTGTTAAAGACAATATAAAATTCCGAGCAACCAATACTTTAGTATGTAATCAAGCAAATCCTGTTACTTGTTCTTATTTCGGAATTGATATTACGTATTAAATTTCGTCATATTAACTTCATACTAAGGGTTGGCTTTGCAGTCAGCCCTTCGTATATTCATGGGGTAAGATTGAGAAAAAAGAAAAAACCAAAATTCAATTATTATGAGTGATTTAATGTTCCAAGCAAACCAAGAAGTTGAGTTCTTGACTGATGAGCAAATTCGCAAAGCTTGTCCTGTTGCCTTTAGTGAAAAGGCGAGTGGAGAAGTAAGTGAATATTACACACACATTCCAACTAACCGTGTTATTGATGACATGCGTGAGTTGGGTTGGGGTGTTATTGAAGCAAAGCAAGTTGCAGCTCGTAAAACAGCAACTCAAGGTTTTCAAAAACACATGATTGTTTTCCGCCACCCAGATTTGATGGTTGAAGGAAAAGATGGTGATAATGTTTGGCCTCAAGTGATTATGACGAATTCACACGATGGTAAGAATTCGTTTACGTTCCAAGCAGGAATGTTCCGATTTGTTTGTTCAAATGGGTTGGTAATTGCCGATGAGGAGTTTGGTTCAATGAAAATTCGCCACATGGGTTATGATTTTGAAACCTTGCGTGAAACTGTTAATGAAATGGTTGAGAAATTGCCTCTCACTGTTGAAAGCATGAATCGTTTCAAGAGTACTGAATTGACTCAAGACCAAAAGTATGATTTGGCTCGTAAAGCCCTTGAAACTCGATTCAAAATTCAAGAGGATCAAAAAGTTGATCAAGTTTACAAGATTAACTTGGATGAGTTTTTGACCCCAGTCCGTAAAGAGGATGCAGGTAATGATTTGTGGAGTGTGTTTAATCTCGTTCAAGAGAAAGTTGTTGAAGGAGATTTCGAATACATTTCAGGTGTGAAATTGCGTAAAGCTCGTAAAATTAAGAACTTTAAGCAAGATTTGGATGTAAATAAAAAGCTCTTTGAAGTTGCAAAGGAGTTTGCAGCATAAGAGCAGTTGCCATGTTGTTTGAGGGGGGAGTTGCCAGCTCCCCCCAATAACGCTAATATTTAAATCAAATGAATCAATCAGTCGAAGCAATTTTAGAACAAGCAGACATTTATGGTTTGCGCAGTGAAGTCAGAGCAACAGCAATGGCTATTGTACGTGAAAATCCATCCCTTCCTACGGGCTCAGCATATATGATGGCAGCACAAGAGTGGGACGTACTCTAAGCTGCTTTTGCCGGTGTGGCGGAATTGGCATACGCGCTTGACTTAGGATCAAGTTATTGGGGGTTCGAGTCCCTCCACCGGTACAATTAGTCATATTAAAGTCATCTAATATTTATAGATACATTAGGCACTTTTATTATCTTCATGGCATGAAGAACATGATGAAAACATATTTGAGTTTGCTCCCAGGTGAAACCAACGAAATTAAATTTATGAGTATGTGGTTTAATTGGGTTATTATTAGTAAGTTATTTACATTATTTTTGTGAATTTTAGAAAAGTAAATAACCAAAAGGTAAATCCTGTTAACTACACAGCTAAAATTATACAGGAAAATCCTTTTGTAGAAACCCACATTGGAACTGATTCACAAAGAGTAGGAGAAAATATTAATTATGTAACAGTAATTGCATATCGTTATCCTATGAGAGGTGTTCATTATATTTATTGTAAAGAAACATTTCCTCCTATTAAAGATGATTGGAGCAGGTTATGGTTGGAGACAGAACGCACTATGCAGGTTGCAGAACTTCTATCAGATAACCTTCCAGGAATTCGTTTCGAAATTGACATGGATTATAATAACGATGAATATTTTATGAGTCATAAACTGGTTTCAGCAGCGAGAGGGTGGGCAAGATCTTATGGTTATAAGGTTAATATAAAGCCTAATAAGCAAATCGCTACACGAGCCGCCGATTATCATTGCAGATGAATTACTGGATATATACAACAACTTACAACAACCTAGAGGTTAATTATATTTATGTTCGATAATGGACATTAACAAAATATTTGGGACATTTGGTTCCTCTTCTAGAGATGATAATGGGTTTGAACAGCCCTCATTTTTGTATGCTTATAGATCAGACGAAGAAAATCATCCTAGATATTATATCAAGATGTTTATTAAACTAGTACTTAATTATACTAACTATAATACCCAACTTATTAATTTTTTTGGTAAAGCTGATCCTGAATTAGATATTAAAGAAATAACCCAAACTGGGGAAGCAATGTTATATGAAAGAGCCCTTCAACATTTAGAAAAAATTGATGTTCAAGACAAATATCACATTAAAATTTTGTTTGAAGAGGCAAATGGTAAGCTTAAAGAGTCATTAAACAAATCATTAAAATATTTTGAAGGAGAAGAAGAGTATGAAAAGTGCGCAGTTCTTAAAAAATACCTTGATTTCTTAAATTTTTCATCATAACTTCAGTTATAAATTATAAAACTATGCATTATAGACAACACATCCAACGCAAACTCGAAAATCTCGAAGCAAAGTTGAAACATATCGAATTTCACAATGGTAGAAACAATAAACAAGAGATTGAATCTGCCCGTAGAGAATGCGAAGATTTGGTAGAAGAGATTAAAGCTACTATTGAGCGCGAACCTCAAACATCTAACGAACTTAATAAGTACTAAATGAAACTTACAGCTGAGCAAATTCAAGCAAATTGGGAAGAATTCTGCGATAATATTGAAACTTATATCTCATCACCTCGTAAAGAAAAACTTCTTGAATTTTATGAAAAATATGCCGAACGCATTATGATGATGCCTGCTGCTCACAAAAAAGAATATCATAATGCTTTTCCGGGTGGTTATGTAGAACACGTAAATAGAGTTGTTCGTTGTGCTCGTAAACAAGCCGAATTGTGGAGTGCTGAAGGAGCTGATATGTCTACTTTTACTGAGGAAGAATTAGTATTCTCTGCTATTAATCACGATTTGGGTAAAATGGGTAGTGAAGAACACGAATCATATATTCCTCAAACAGACAAGTGGAGAAAGGAAAAACTTGGAGAGGATTATATGTTTAACAACCAAGTCCCTTTTGCATCAGTCCCAGATAGAGGATTATACTTACTTCAATCTCACGGTGTTCAATATACTTTTAATGAGATGCTCGCAATTCAAACCCACGATGGTTTATATGATGAGGGAAATAAAAAATACCTCTTTGCATTCATGCCAGAGCAAAAACCTCGTACTTCTCTTCCATTTATCCTTCACCAAGCTGATTTGATGGCAGCCAGGATTGAATTTGAAAGAGAATGGTTGCCCAAATTTAAAAATTCCGTGCCCCCCCAAGAGGAGAATTTTACATTGAAAAAAGAAATTAAGAAATCTACTAAAGACAAAGCACTCTCACAGCTTGAAAGTAAAGGTCTTATGGATTTATTTGATAAATTATGATAGAAACAGTCGTCATCAGTATATTAGGGGTTTTGGTTGTGGTCTTAGGATTCACAACCTTCAACCTCTTACGTAAAAATGAAAAACAAGAGGATATACTCGCAGGGTATATTACCTACTTGGATCAATTAAGTAGAATTATAGAAATCTCTGATGAAAAGCTCAAGAAAATAGATGAACGTGGAATCTTTAAAAGCGATGACGAAATAGGATTTATGTACGAACAGATTAAAGAACTTCAGAGAATTCTATCCAACTTTAGGGTAGATAAATTATGAGTGAAGAAATAAAAAGAAAAAGAAAAAAGAAGTCAAAAAATCAATATTTTACACAAGCAACAGAAGATGCTATAGTAAGATATAATAATTGTACTGACCCCGAAGAGCGTAGTGAGATCTATCGTAAGGAGATTCATTATGCTTTTTTTAAACTAACCGAAAATATAATTCACACCTTCAAATTTTATTATACAGAAGTTGAAGAAATTGAACATCTTCAACATGAGGTAATTACATTTTTGTTAGACAAAATCCATTTATATGATCAAACACGCGGAGCAAAAGCATTCTCATACTTTGGGACAATTGCTAAACGATATTTGATTATACAAAATACTAAAAACTACAAAAAACGAGTAGATAAAGCCCCAGTCGAGGAATTATATCACAACTTAGAGTATTCATATGATTTAGATTATAATCCTCTAGAAAAAGACCATCTATCAGACTTTATAGATGATTATGTATATTATTGTACTAAAAATATTTACAAATTATTTCCAAAAGAAAAAGATGCTATGGTAGCAGATGCTATTTTAGAATTATTTAGAAAAAGAGAAGTAATGGATATTTTTAATAAAAAAGCTCTTTATTTGTGTATTAGAGAAATGGTAGATGTTAAAACCCCCCATATTACTAGGATAGCAGATCAATTAGGAGATATATTTAAACATCATTATTTATTTTACCAAGAACACGGGTATACAAAGTTTGATTAATTCCATATTTATTAACATGGGACAATTGGATAAAAATATATTCGGTAAAAAGAAATTCTCTGATATTTTAGAGGAAATCTACAACAACCAGAAGAAAAAAGAGGAGCAAATTTCTACTCTTATCTCAGAATTAAAACCCCTTATTCAAGATATTGGGGACGCCACACTAGTTGTTCCCCTTTTAAAGGAATACCTAGAAATTTCTGTTAAAAACGACGAGCAACTCATTAAAATGGCTACTATTGTACAACGTGCCGTCCAAAATGAGGGAAGTGATGATGGAAATTTTGGTATGACAGAAGAAGAAAAGGCACAACTATTAAATGAGGTGAAGAAATTCAACGAGGATAAGAAAAAGTAATGGCTTTAAAGTTTGGTCCTTCTAGCATAAATCCTATTTCTCCTAATCCCCCACAGGGAAATGGGAAAAGTGTACAAGATGTTAGGGTAAAGGATATAGTTTTAAGTCCGAATCACCCTAAATTTGAAGACGTTGGGGGTTGGGCAGGGTTAGGGACTATATTCTATGACTCAACCTCTTCTCCGGGTTTAGGATCTCCTAGTAAAACTTTAAGCATAGCTAGACCTTTTTTTTCAAATTCAAAATTTTATCCTTTAATTAATGAAATAGTAGCTATAGTTACTATGGCTGATCCCATTGAATCTCAAAACCCCTTAAAATCATCCCAAAAATTAGCTTATTATTTCCCACCCGTAAATTCATGGAATAGTGTTCACCATAATGCCCTTCCGGATTCCAAAGTAACTAATCCTGTGTCTCCAAAAAAGAATTATCAACAGGTTGAAGCTGGGGGTGTGAATAGAGATAGGGTAGAGGAAACTTCTATATTTTTAGGAACTACTTTTAAGGAAAAAGCGCAAGTTCCTCCTTTACTCCCTTATGAAGGAGATCATATTTTAGAAGGGAGGTGGGGGAATACAATAAGGTTAGGAAGTACTGTTAAACATCCTGATATGCCTAACAAGTGGTCTAATGTAGGTGAAGAAGGAGACCCTTTAACTATTATTAGAGTATCTAATCCTAGTCAAGTTTCTTCCACCCCAGGGTGGGTCCCAACTTTAGAAGATACTACTAGTGATTTATCTTCTATATATTTAACTAGCACTCAAAAAATTCCTTTCTTTCCCTCTAGTTTTAAAACAGATTCGTTTGGAAGGCAAGATGCCTCCCCTACTTCTCCTTCAGAATACCAAGGAAATCAAATAATCCTAGACTCAGGGAGACTTATATTAAATTCTAAATCTGATGGGGTATTAATAAGTTCTCCTAATATCATTCATCTGAGCGCAGGATCTTCAGTGAACTTAGACTGTGGGGATAAAATTGTGCTATCTACAGGAGAAATTTACTTAATTGATCGTAATGCTGAGGAAAGGGCAGTTTTAGGAGATGCTTTAATTTTAGAACTTCAAAAACTTATCCCGGCATTAGAAGGATTAGCTAAAGCTTGTACAGTAGCAGCTGCTGGTCCTTTCCCAGTGGCTTCTTTAGTTTCTATTGGTCCTGCTGTTGATGGTGCTTTAAAAGAATTTAAAAAAGCTATAGTTGGGAATAATCCTAAAATCTTATCTAAAAAAGTAAAACTTAAGTAATGGAGTTCCCTTTAGAAAGATATAATTTAAATAGTATATATAGTTTAAGTAATGGGTATTATATTGATATTATCTCTAATCCCCAAACTAATAGTTATTCTATAATCTCTAAAACCCCTGAGGGAGCCAGGGTAATAGATCAGATTACAGCAGCTCAAATAGAAAACTATCCTAATATAATATTAAAAAATGGCACTTCCCCAATTCAGATACGTCAATCCTTAGATAGTGAGATATCTTTTCTCAGCCAATTTTTAAACGTAGGTAATCTTTCTATAATAGAGATTATTAAAAAACAAACCCCTCCTTTACCTAAAAAAAATTCCCAATTTAAAATAATAGGAAGGGTTGCAACAATAGACGGAGATCCTATTACAAGATCTCAAATTAAACCTACTTTTATTAGTTTCCCCAAACCACCCCCTATTCCCTTCGATGCCCAATCCCCCTCAGTTGGATTAGAAGCTAATTTATTAGGAACTGCTATAGTTGTACCTCCTGTTGGTGTAGATGATGGAGGAAATTTTACTATAGAATATTTTGGTGAAGAGGAAATAGACTTTAAAACCTCATATATTGAAATCACAGCCAATAGTTTTTTTCCTAAGACTATAGGACCTAAACTAATTAAAACAGGCGAACAAACTCTAACAAAAAAATCCCTATCCACTAGCTTTAAGACTTCTTTAAGTGAAAAAGATTTAAAACTTTCCCAACAAGAAAATGGAAACTATAAAGCAGTCATAACCTTAGAAAATAGGGACACAGGCCAAATAGTTACAGCAGAAGGGATTAGTCTCAATAGAGAAACTGCTAAAAACATAGCTAGATCTAATGCTGAAAAAAAGTTTACTGATCTAAATTCTGAAACTGAGGTAGAAGTAATAGATGTTTATGATGTAGGAAGAATTATTCTAGATTCCACAGAATTAAACTTAGAGAAAGAAGAAGCTAAAATTCTTCAACAAGTTCAAGAAATTGAAAATTTTGAAATTGAAATAGCTGGGAAGAGAGGGTTACCTTTTGAGGTTAAATTGACTAATATTTTTAATAAACAAAAGGAAAATTTAAAAAGAACGTTATTTCCTGCTATATTAGTAATTATAGCTAAATTTGGACCCAACATAGTTCATTCTATTTTAAGCGGGAAAATTAATCCTTTAGAAGATAAAGTATGTCCTTCTAAAGAAGAACTTCAAAATGCTATAAATAAAAGAAATCAATTAGTAAGGCAATTAAATAATATATATAAAATTGTTCGTACTATTGCTAAAGTGTTAAAAGTTACTAATGCCTTAGTTTTAGGTCTGAAGATAGGATTAACAATAGCACAAGTTCTTTCGGCAATTCCCACAACTCCATTTACCCCCTTTGGCCTTAAACCATTTTACTCAGGTTTAACTGAAAAGGCTTTTAAGACAATAGATAAAAGATTAGAAATAGCAGGTATAGCAGTTACCATATTAACTATAGTTGCTGCTACTATAGGAGCTACTTTAGCAGCTATAATAAGGTTATTAGAGAGTTTAGACTTTATGATACAAGATTGTGCTCAACAAATCAATGAACAAGGAGAATTTACCCTCTCCTTTGTAGAAATTAATAATGAATTAAATAGTTTTGTAGATCCTACAACAGGACAAATAGATTCTACTATTGATCCCTTAACCGGAGAACCCTTACCTTATAAAGGATTCACTTTTGAAATTAAAGTAGACACCAGCCAAGACTTTCAATATCCTAAAAGATATGCTATTGCCCGTAATATACAAGGAATACAAGTATTAAGAAGTGAGTCATCTTTTGCATCTAATCCTGATGTTCTAATTGAAGAATTAAAATTTGTAATTGACAGAGATAATTTAAGAGCCGATTAATTAGATATTTATAAACAATGAAACAAGATTTATTAAAAAAATTAATTAAAGAAGCAGTTAAGGAAGCCATCCAGGAAGAATTAAAAGATATCCTTCTTGAAGCAGTTCGTTCTCCTAAACAAACAGTTGTAGAAAATATTCAACCACAAAAAGTAGTTGATGGTCCATCTATGAGTTCAAATGAAAGAAGAGCAGCCTATCAAAATATATTGGGTGATATGACTGCAACTTTTAACTCCCAACACATAGCTCAACCTTTTAACCCCCAAGGTGCCATGCCTGGAGGAGATCTCCCAGCAGGAGAAGTAAATATGTCTCAAATAATGAATTTAATGAATAAATAATGGCTTTTATAATTTCTAGTAAATTTCCTGTAGATACTTTACCTGATGTTGCGGTAGGGGTGTCTATACCTTTTACTGGAAAGGCTGTATTTAATCAAACATTTATTACAAAAGACCAAATAAAATCTAATTTAATTAATTTTTTTCTTACTAATAAAGGTGAAAGATATTTAAATCCTGGGTTTGGAGGAAATTTAAGGGCGACTTTATTTGAATCTATTTCTTCTAATACTTTAGATGGATTAGAAACCCAAATTAAAGACCAACTTGAAATTTTATTTCCAACCGTAACAATAGAAAACTTAGAAGTTACATCATTTCCTGATGATAATGTAATTAGTATTAATTTAAAATACCAAGTATTAAATCAGGCTTTAGACGAAATACAGATTAATTTTAACTCAGATGGCATATAATTCGAGCACACCAACTCAATCTAGTGGTAATAATAGAGCTGATAGAAATATAAGGTATACTGATAAGGATTTTAATAATTTTAGAAATTCACTTATCGAATTTACTAAAACTTATTTCCCAGATACTTATACTGATTTTAGTCCTTCCTCTCCTGGGATGATGTTTATGGAAATGGCTGCTTACGTAGGTGATGTTTTATCATTTTACCAAGACAATCAAATCCAAGAAACATTCACTCAATATGCCCGTCAAACCTCAAATTTATATCAATTAGCCTATATGATGGGTTATAAACCCAAAGTTACTGGGGCAGCAGTTGCTGATGTTTCTATATACTGTGTTGTTCCTGCTAGTGGAGACAACCCAGATTGGAGTTATGCCCCAACAATTCCAACAAATACTACAATTACTTCAACCATCTCAGGACAATCTTCTTTTGTTACTCAAGATTTTGTTGATTTTGCAGTATCTAGTTCAAATTCACCCACAGAAGTTTCTGTGTGGTCTGTTAGTGGTGACGCCCCTCAAGAATTTTTACTTAAAAAAACAGTTTCTGCTTTGTCTGCTGAAGCTAAAACTGCATCATTTACATTTGGGTCTTATGAAAAATTCCCTACAGTAACAATACAAGATAATAATATTATAGGAATTACAAGTTGTACTGATGGAAGCGGAAATAATTGGTATGAAGTTCCTTATTTAGGTCAAGAAACAATATACGTTCCTCAACGTAATGGGGGAACTGATACCCCTTATTTGTTAAAATTATTAAGAACTCAAAATAGATTTTCTACTAGATTTTTATCTAAAACTCAACTTCAATTACAATTTGGGGCAGGAGGAGCAACCGCTACTAGTGATTCAAATATTGTTCCTAATCCTTCTAACGTAGGAAAAAACAATTCTAATTTAAATGCTTTAACAGCATTTGCTCCTGATAATTTTATTTTTACAAATACTTATGGCTCCGCTCCCGTTAATACAACTTTAACAGTAAATTATTTAAAAGGGGGTGGGATAAATTCAAATGCAGCAGCTGGAACACTTACCGGGATAAACACGTCTGGGGTAACTTTTGATAACAGCCCGGCCGTAGATACTTCTGATGTATTAGATTCTATAAGATGTACAAATGAGTTTGCTGCTTCTGGGGGAACCTCTGGTGATACCCCTGATCAAATCAGAGAAAATGCTCTTAGAATGTTTGGTACCCAAATGAGAAGTGTAACCCAAGATGACTATACAGTTAGAGCTCTTAGTATGCCTGGGATTTATGGTTCAGTAGCAAAGATTTATGTTGAACCTGAAAAAATAGAAAATTTAACTCCCCATGCTAGACCTGCAGTATTAGACATGTATGTTTTAGGATATAATGGGAACAAAAATTGTGTTACAACATCATCTACATTTAAAACTAATTTATCTACCTATCTATCACAAAATAGAATGGTAAATGATACTGTTACCATTAAAGATGGATTTGTAATTAATATTGGAGTTGATTTTACCATAGTAGCTCGTCCTAATTATGCTGGGAATGTGGTGATAACTAAATGTATAAATGCTTTAAAAGATTATTTTAATATAGATAAATGGCAAATTAACCAACCCATTTTTATTACTGATATTTATACAATGTTAGATAGAATTGAGGGAGTACAAACAGTAAAATCTGTAGATATTTTTAACAAATCTGGAGGAAATTATTCTATATACTCCTATGATGTAAGAGGAGCTACAGTTAACAACACAGTTTTCCCTTCCCAAGATCCCTGTATATTTGAAGTTAAATACCCTGATTCTGACATAAGAGGAGCAATAACAAATTTCTAAGATATGGCCATTTATAAAATATTCCCAGAAAAAGATGCTACTTTATATTCGGCATATCCTGCTCAAAATACAGGAATGGATGAAATTTTAGAAGCTTCTACAACTTTTATACCTGATAGTCCACAAGCTAGTAGATTTTTAATTAAATTTTCTAATAGTGAAATATCTAATGTAATAGATACTAAAATTAGTGGTTCTGTGACAGATCTTACAGGATCGTTACTAACTGAGAGTAGAGCATTTGAAGCTTATTTAAAATGTTTTATAGCAGATATAAGTGGTCTTAATACTGATACTACTCTTGAGATTTTTCCTTTAGCTGAATCCTGGAGTATGGGGACAGGAAAATATAATGACACCCCTAAAACAGAAAATGGATGTTCTTGGACCTATAGAGTTTCATCAGGATCAACCCCTTGGACTACTTCAGGATTTACCTCAGATACAACCGCTTCTTTCCTTTCTGATAATCCTGGGGGTGGGGTATGGTATACAGGGTCAATTGGAGGTCTTGAGGTAACTCAATCACAGGTATTAAGTTACGCTGATGATAAAGATTTAAATGTTAATGTAACTAATGCTATAAGATTATTTAATAGTGGAACTATTACAAATGAAGGTTTTATTGTAAAACAAGATTCCTCTACAGAATTTTCAAGTTTAAAAAGTTCAGTGGCTACAATTAAATATTTTTCTATTGATACCCACACTATTTATCCCCCTCAATTAGAATTTAGGTGGAGAGATTATACTTTTGACACAGGTTCTTCCACTAACACAATAATTAATACTCAACCTATAGTTGCTACCTTAGCTGAGAATAAAGGACAATATAGGAGAGATAGTATTCAAAAATTCTATATTAATTGCCGTCCCCAATACCCTACTAGAACATTTCAAACAGCTTCATATTATACTACTAATTATTATCTTCCAACTGCTTCATATTATGCTGTTAAGGATTTAGATACTAACGAGTTTGTAATTGATTTTAACACAGATTACACCCAAGTTAGTGCAGATGAAAATGGAAGTTATTTTAAACTTTATATGAACGGATTAGAACCTGAGAGATATTATCAAATAATAATAAAAACTGAAATAGGAGGAAACACATTAATATTAGATGATAATTATTATTTTAAAGTAATTAACGGATGAGTCAAAAAGTAAATTTAGGGAGACAAGGATTTTCTACTCAAGCATATAAAAATGCTATTGATACTTCCTTTACTCAACTTATTCCACCACCTCCCCCTGTTGAAGTAATTTATACAGTTGAGGACTTTTTTAATTTATATAACACCTTATTCTATGAAATTCCAGCTGAGGGGGATATAAATTCTCACAGATTCTTAATTAATAGAAGTACAGAGTATGTAGGATTTACAGAAGAAAAGGAAGAAGATATTCAAGTACTATTAGATGAAATAACTCAATTAAGAGAAGAATTATTGGCCACTCAAAAAGAACTAACTGAGGCCCAGAATAGTGGTAGTTTAGTACTTCAAGCTCAAGCAGATTCATCTTTAGACCTTCAAACAGGAACTCAAATAACTAATCAATCTACTTCTATATAATAGATAGGAAAATTAAAGGTTATTATTTATATTATATAAACTATGACTAAAGTAACAATAATAGATTCAACTACATTTGAAACTCCTCAATATACCCCAGGAGATGAACAAGCTATAACTTCTATTGCTGTTAATTCTACTTTTACTACAGAAAATGGAAGGGTAGAAGCTTTAGTTTATGATTTAGATAATAATTTATTAAGTTACAACCCTAATGCTAAATACTCCTCAATAGAAAATGGAGTAGGAGGTAATTTATCTTTATCGGATGCTTTATTGGTTTATCCTGAGGATGAAGTAAAAGGTTTAGGATTAAATGTAGGGAAGTACAATGTTTTCTATAATTTTTTAAACAATGAATTAGGTTCTTCAGAAGCTAAACCTTTTTCAATTAAACAAATCTCTGCTAATAGAAAAGAAATCAGATTAACTACTAGTTTTACTTCAGAAGAAGAACTACAAGAAAAGGTTAACCAAATTTTCCCAGAGACAATAATATCTCCAGCTTACCCAGATTTTTATTTAAATTTTGGTCAAAACAGATTATCAATAGCTAATAATATATTATTTGATAATACTAATAACCAATATTCTGTTTTAATTAAATTGTATGAACCTCTTCCTTCATTTGTTCAAGAAAGAGATGTTACTTGGGTAACTACCAACCAAAGAGATTCTATAGCATATCAAGTTGAATTCGAACAAGAAATCCTTCCAGTTCCTAAAAAGAATGTACTAAAAGGACCTAATTTTTCCCTCCCATTAAATAACCAAGTTCACAGTTCAGTTAAACTTACTAGTTTAAGTGAGCTTCAAAATTTATCGGGTATTACAACTGCTTCTAGGAATCAGCTAGATAGTCTTTTAGAAGAAAAAGGAGTTGAAGTTAATGTAGATTATACTAACTTTAATAACTTTATTCATTTTTCATCTGCTGAGGAAAGGATAAAAAATTTCTATTACAAAGTAGGATTAATACAAAGTGCTTCTAATGAATTAAATAATGAACCTACAGGAAGTTCTACTTACATATCTGCTAGTAAAACTATTTTTGAAAATCAAATTTCTTCTATAATAGAAAATTTTGATGGATTTGAATATTGGTTATATTATTCTTCGGGGTCTTATGATGAAAATGCTTATCCTCAACCTTATCCTAAGACCACCAGCACTAAACCTTATACTTTAGCATCTACAGGAAGCGCAGCTGCTTTAAATTGGCTGTATACTGGGTCTCTTTCCGGATCTAATTATGATTATGAAAATCAAGATAATTTAACTCGTACTATCCCTGAATATCTATTAGAAGACCCAGCTAACGAACCTTATAAAAAGTTCGTTGAAATGATAGGTCAACATTTTGATACATTATTTACTTATATTCAAGATATTACTAATAGATATAATGGTGATAATAGATTGGATTTTGGAATATCTAAGGATTTAGTTGGGGATGCTCTTAAGTCTATGGGTATAAACCTTTATACAGGTAATTTTACTTCTAATGATCTAGTAAATTCTTTAATAGGTACTAGGGTTCCCTCAACTCAGCCTGATGGGCAAACTAACGTAAGTACTTATATAACTGCTTCTGCAGATGTAGTACCTGTAGAAGATGTAAATAAGGAAATTTATAAAAGAATTTACCATAATTTACCCTTATTACTAAGACAAAAAGGTAGTATTGCTGGGTTAAGGACTCTTATTACATGTTTTGGTATTCCTGAAGAAATTTTTCCTATAAGGGAATTTGATATAAAGTATATAGCCACTACCCAAAGTCTTCCTGCCGTAGGAGAATCAGGAAGTATTAGTTTTGATACTAAAAGTATTGTTCTCCCCCCAGAAATGACCTCAACTGATTATATCCCCTCAACACTTTTATCCCCATCAGTTAGAGTACAACAAAATTATATTAAAAGCGAAAGTTATGATAGAAGTTTGCATTATGTTGAGGCAGGATTTTCACCCCAAGGGTATATAGATGAAACAGATCACTCAAGTTTTGATCCTTTAGATACATCATTTCCTGATTTCAATGATTTTTATTTTGGATCTGCCTCATATTATAGCACCAAATTTATCACTGGTCCTCAAGCTTCAGGTCAAACTGTTACTTGGGATTTTTCAGCATATATAAGATATATAAAGTTTTTTGATAGTTCTTTATTCCAAATGATTAAAGACTTTATTCCTGTGAGATCTAGTACTTCTACAGGAGTAATTATTAAACCTACTATAAAAGAAAGACAACGTCAAAGACCTGCTCAATTAGCATATGAAAATGTAATTTATAGTGGATCAGGAATTACCTTAGATTATAATTTTGGTTCTGGGTCTTATTATCAAAGAGCTGTAGGAGATTATGATAAAAAAAGGGATTTTGCTCGTATAGGAGGTGCTGAGTATGATTATGCTTATAGACATCCCGGAACTACTGGGGGGGCTTTTAATAATTTAAATAAAGTAACATTCAGTGGGGAAAACGATTGGGAGTTACATGATACTGCTACTCCTCTTATACAAGTAACCCAATCTTGGAACGAAACCACCTTTACTACTTTGGGGTATGCCCAGCAAACCCAATCGGCTCAAATTAATAATAGTGGGTATATAATTTCTCACACTACTCAAGATGAATTTTATAACGGAATTTTTTATCAAAGTGGTATTGGTAATTTTGATAATTATTTAATTAGAGAATTACCGGTTTCTTTATCATTAAATGCTGGAACTGGGAAGATTAGAACTGATAATAATAGATTTAACCCTTATAAAAAGCCTTCAAGCAATACTTATGCTGGGTTAACCAAGGCTAATTTCTCAGGGGTTTTGGGTTTCTTGTCGCTTACAGCAGAAATAGGATACAGTATAGCAGGGGATGATGCTTATATTTTAATAAAAATAGCAGGAGATATAACTCAAGAATTATTAGAAGGTAACGGTTCTACTTTAACCTTCTCAGGCAGTAGCGGTAATTATTTATTTAATGTAGGTACTCCTTCATTAACTAATAATGGATCAGATTACATACAGTTCCAAGCTTTAGAAGGTGCTCCTGTGATAGGAAGTGAGGAAGATTGGTTAGCAGAAACAAGTGGTATGACTTTTATTGCTAACTGGGATCCTGATGAGGATGATACTAATGCTGGTCCTTGGGCTTATAATGAGTATAATCCTTTAATTAATAATTCATTTGATCCCCAAGCAGGACTTGTTAATTATAATGGGATAAGAAAATCCACTTTTTATATGGATGCTGATTATTCCCCCTCAGCTTCTAGTTCACTAAATCCAATTAACACAGATTTGTTGTTAAGTGGATCCGCTTCTAAAGCCCCTGTTCAAGATTCATATTATGCTTCAAATTGGTGGTCAAACTCCAGATATAATGGAGTTAGAAGAAGTTCTCCTGATTTTAATGTTAAAGTTATTAGAGTCACATCAGATATTAATAGTTTGTACACCTCAGAATCTCTTGGATTTGATCCATTCATTTCTAAATCACTACCTGATCAACCTCAATTACCTGAAGGTAGGTAATATTTATACATAAAGTTACTAAATGGCAACATCTCAAGGAACCCAACCAGATCCCCTATTACCTAGTGGTTTTTCCATCAGTCCTCTAGCAAACCAGGCTAACCAACAGGATGAGATTACTATTCTTCAGGCTGAGGATTCAACTATTCCTCCTGTTAATGGCATATTAGGGGGGTTACCTGTAGCTGAGAGAAATTCTGAGTATTTTGTGGTGGTAAAAGAAGTTGGGGATACTTCTCCTGAGATAATAGGTCAATCACAATTTAAAGTAGTTTATCTATGTGATTCTCAACTAAATGTATCTAAACCCTCAGCAGGAGGAGGACCCGCATTACTTAATATTAATCAAAATTTTGAAAGACAAAAAAATGCTGTTGTAAGAGTAAATCAAGGTACAGTATTAAACCAACAATTAGCAGGAACTCATAAAATAACAGCTGTTGGATCTTTAGAACCTATAGGGGGTACTCAAATAGGAACTAGTCCTTTAGCTTATGTAACTACAATGAGTTTTGTCCCCACAGATCAATTAGGAGTAGCCCCAGGATTACAAGTAGAAACCTATTATTACTGGTTAAATAAAACAGTAGGTTTTCAAAATACACAATCTATGTATCTTAAATCTGGAGTTATAAGTAGTAATCTCCTTCCTGCAGGGGAAAGTGGTGGGTCATGGTCAAAGCCCAATGTAATTCAAGCCTCAGGATCAGGCACAAGTAATGGATTTAGAACTTATTATGATGAACAACAAAATGCAACTACAGGTTCGGCTGTAACTGGGTCTAATGTCTTAGGATTATGGGCTGAAAATTATCAAGATGGGATTACTATATTAACGGGGTCTGTTCAAGGAAATACCCGAATTAGGGTGAGTTGTGGAGTAGGAATTAATATTGCCACTAGTAGTATAGCAGACTTTTTTAGACCTGCTTTTGGGGCTAATACTGGGAAATCTGGAGGGGGTCAAGTAAGTATTTCTACTGCTGTAAAGTTAAAAGTTTATAGAGATGTAGGAGGAACTGGGGCTAATATTCAATTAATAGATCAAACTCAAAAATCTATTAATCTTGATCACCCATTTTTAGTTGCTAATGGAAGTTATAATCCGTCTCGTGCTAATGCTTTAGCCAATTATGACGATCCTGCCTCAATTTATTCTTCTTTTAATTGGTCTCCTGATAGAGCAGCATTTCCTTCATTAATAACAGATTATTTTGATGTTACTGCAGGAGATAAAATTTATGCTAGACTAGAACTTCCTGAGGAAACTACCTCTTCGGTAGCTTTTGAAAATGAAGGATATTTTACTGAAAGTTTATTCAGGCACAGGAATAGAGCAGCTCTAAGATCATATCAATATTTTGGAGGTCACCTAATTATGAATCAAGAAACTCCTCCCGGAGCTAATTTTATAAATGGGATAACCGGAATTACTGCTAGTTATTTTACTACTCAAAGTGATGGGATAAGTGTATCCCAATCTATTTGGAATTACACAGGAAGTTATTGGATTGGGTATAATAATTTTAGTAGTAGTGAAGAAGGAATAGGTTCTTATATAACTGCTTCTACTCCTTTAACTAATTTTTACGGAGGAGAATATGTACAAGTAAACCCTGGGACTGAGGATTATAATACGTTAAACGCTAATGGTGAGGTAACAGCTTCCCTAGGAAGTGGAGCTACTAAAACTACTTGGTTAAGTTTTGGATTTAATCCTATTAAACTCCCTTTTGTTCCTGTAGCAGGAGATTTTATAAGGTTTGAATATACTAAAAGTAAAGTTTACTTAATAACTCAAGTTCAATCTGTTAGTAACGTTTTAAAACTTAAACTTGATGGTCAAATCCCAGAATCCACAGTACTAGATAATTTTGTTATTTATAGAATTGTAGAAGATGGGCAATACATTATATTAGACGTAGAAAAAAATACAGAGGTGGGAGTAGATCAAGCCTTTTCAGGACTTATTACTCCTGAGTTCCCTTCTGTTGAATTAGAAGAAAGATCAGAAACTTTATTTTTTGATTTAAAACAAGCAAATATTATAGAAGACTAAAAAATACGATATTTATTACATATAATTAATACACACAATGGGATATTTAAATAACGCAGTAATAACGGTAGATGCTATATTAACAGATAGAGGTAGAGAATTGTTAGCTCGTGGAGACGGTTCTTTCAAAATCACCCAGTTTGCTCTATCTGATGATGAGATTGATTATTCTCTATATGACCCAACAGATCCTTCGGGTTCTGCTTTTTTTGGTAAAAATATAGAAAATATGCCTTTATTAGAAGCTATGCCTAAAGCAACACAAAATTTAAGATATAAATTAACTACTCTTCCAAGAGGTACATCCCAAATGCCTGTGTTGGATATTGGATATACTTCAATTACCCTAAAACAAGGAGCTACCTTGTCTATCACACCTCAAACTCTTAACTATTTAGGTAATAACCAAGTATTTGAAGCAGGAGGTTATACAGTAACTATTGCAGACGTGAGAACCATGGCTTCATTTGAGGGTATTGGTGTTAATACGCAAGCTGCTCAAAACTTAAATGCTACTCAAACACTAGGTGCAGCTACACAGAAAACTGTTATAGGTACTACAATTAATATGAAAGCAACTACAGTAAATACCTTATTTGGTTCATCTGCTACTTCTATTAAAACATCATTATTAGTAGTTGGAAGGGATAGTGGTGCTAGAATTACAATTCCTCTTACTGTTACTAAAAACACTCAATAATTAACTTAGCATGTCATTTAAAAGATTAGAACCAGAAGATTTTCTTATAAGCACGGATGCAATTGTAGCCCCAGCTTTTTCTAATGGTAGTATTTCATCTACAGGAACTGCTAAAGCTAACACAGGAGCAAGTGCCAATTATTATACAGCAGTTAATGGAACTGATTCAAGATTAGAATTAGCAGTTGCTTATGGAGATAAAGCTGCTACTGGAACTGATATTAATCAACAAGTAGTATATAGGCAATTTGCTAATGTTATTACAGGAGATAGTGGGGGAACTTTACCTATAGGAGATAAGTTTGTAGCAGTTGTTTTAGAGAGATCAAGATTTAAACAATCAATTTTTCCCGCTTCATTTCAAATAGCTTATTCAATTGGGGGTTCTCCAACAGGAACAGTCCAAACTGGATCAGATGATGTAAGTTATGGCAATGCTGGGAGAGTTTACTCCAATTCAGCAGGAGATATTTATTTATACCCAGATATTGGAACAGCTATAATGAGTGGAAGTAGTCTTCCTGCTTCTATTGCTTCTAATGCTGTAATAGCAGAAAGTGAAGAAATAATTACTTCAAATTTTGTTTTTGTTAGAGCTAGAAATGCTGAGTTTAATTACTCTCAAAACCCAACATTCATAGATTCAGGATCGGGAGGTGTAAGATATACCGACTTTATTACAGCTCCTCAAACATTTATTACTACTGTTGGTTTATATAATGATAATGGTGATTTGTTAGCAGTTGCTAAATTATCTAAGCCCCTTAAAAAAGATTTTACCAAAGAAGCTCTTATTAGAGTTAAATTAGATTTCTAAATGAATGGGCGTATTCAAAAAATTAACAGGTAATGATATTAGGGTTACCCCTATACAAGTAAAGTATGATAAAACTTATACTGGGGGACAAAAAACTGGGGATTCTGTTGATTTTAATTCTGGGAATGTAACTAGAAGTGATTTAACTGGGAGTGGTATAGATTCTCTAGCTTTATTATACTCGTCTATAAGACAATTGTTTTATGGATCTTTTATTTCACAAAACTTTTTAGCTAGTGGTAGTATAATTCATACTCCTGTAAATGGGGCTGTAGCCCAACAAGCAGAAGGGGTTTTTAGTAGATTTGATCCCTCTTTTCAAGGAAGTTTAGCTTACCAAAGATATTTTCCTATCGGCAATGATAAGGAAATTAAAGTAACCACCCTTTCAACTAGAGATTTTGGAGAATCTATAGTACCTGGTACTGTATCTTATAGTACTTTTACTGATGATGCTTCTGGGAATTTAGTTGATGGTAGTGGTAATATTAGGGGGAATATTTTTTATGATCAAGGAATAATAGTAACTACAGGAACTAATGGAAACGGAACTTCCCCTACAACTGATACTTCTATTACTTATCAAGGATCATATACAATTTATAGTATTCAATATAAATGTACAGCTTCCCCCAATGAATTTAATTATACTCTAAATCCAACTTTATTATCAAGTTCAAACACAGAGTATGATCCTGCTGTAATCAATAGCCCAGATTTCATGCCTTATGTAACTACAATAGGACTTTATAATGAAAATCAAGAATTAATGATGGTAGCTAAATTAGCACAACCTGTTCAATTGAATCCTTATACAGATACTAATTTTATAGTTAGATTAGATAGATAATGCAATACAAAAAATTAGATACTGAGGATTTCATTGTAGGCTATAATCCCATTATAGAACCAGCAGGTGCAAATGATGGTGGTTTGTTAGCTGCAGGAGAATATGATATAACAACAGGAAGTTTATCAGGACCTTCAAGTGGATCCCAAAGAGTTTATAGACAATTTGCTAATATTATACAAGGAGATAGTACTTCTAACCTTCCCGTAGGATCTTCCTTTTATGCTTTAACAATTAGAAGAGCAAATTTTAAAGAATCTATTCACCCCTCTTCATTTTCTCTTAATGGTGTTAGATTATTAACAGGATCAGCAGATATAAACTATTGTAATGCCGGAAGAGAATATGTTAGCACTGATAGTGATTTTTATGTATACCCGGATATAGGAGTAGTATTAAAAAGTACCTCGGGATTTACTAATGTTTATGCTGCTAGTGAAGAAATTAATACTATAGGATATGCTTTTGTAAGAGCAGGAGCTAGTGAATTTAATTATTCAACTAATCCTTCATTTTTAGATGAAAATGATTATATAAGATTTACAGAATGGGTTTATAATCCCACTACATACGTTACAACTATAGGTTTTTATAATAATAATGGTGATTTATTAGCAGTTGCTAAATTACCTAAACCTACTAAAAAAGATTTCAACACAGATCTCTTATTTAAAGTAGAATTAAAATTTTAAAAAATATGAATTGGTTATATAATGGAAAAGAAATCACAGACATATCACAATTCCCCCCTAATACATTTGGGTTTGTCTATGAAGTGATTACCCCCGAAGGTAAAAAATATGTGGGTAAAAAAGTATTATACCACAATCAAAAACGAAAGAAAACCCGTGCAGAACTAGCCGAGCAACAAGGTGCTGGGAGAAGAGGTTTGTATAAAATCGTTAGTAAGGAAAGTGATTGGAAGACGTATATAGGTTCAAATACAAATTTGAAACGTCAAATAACTGAAGGAGAAGTTACGAAGGAATCTTTGAAAAGACAAATTCTTGAAATCGCTCTCAATAAAAAACACCTTACGTACCTGGAGACCAAATACCTATTTCAGCTAGAGGTATTAGAACACCCAGATAAGTATTTTAATGATAATATACTTGGAAAGTTTTTTACCTCAGACTTTGATTTTTAAATTACCATTCGTATATTAAGTTTATGGTAAATCATTTACTAGTAACACTAGTGGATTCTGTCTTAGGTAAAGGCAAACAAACATCCAGGGGTAATTATGCTTACCACTGTCCTTTTTGTAAACACCACAAACCAAAAATGGAGGTAAATTTTACAGAAAATAAAAAGGGACATAATCCTTGGCATTGTTGGGTGTGTAACACCCGAGGAAAAACTATTCCTAACTTATTTAAAAAAGTAGAAGCATACGATAAAATTGAAGATGCTAAACGATTAATCCCCCAGGGTTCATTTGTTGAGGAGGTTGTAGTACATAACGATTTAGTCCTCCCTAAAGAATTTACTCCATTCATAGACAAACCCTCCAGCTTAATGGCTAAACATGCTCTAGCTTATTTAAAGCGTAGAGGTGTTACTACAGAAGATATGATTAAATATCATATGGGTTATTGTGAGGATGGAGAATATAAAAACATGATTGTTATTCCTTCATACGATGCTAATGGTAATCTTAATTATTTTACAGCTCGTAGCTTTGAAAAACAACCATTTAGAAAGTACAAAAATCCATCAGTATCTCGCGATATTATACCATTTGAAATGTTTATAAATTGGAATAGCCCGTTGATATTGTGCGAAGGACCATTTGATGCCATAGCCATCAAACGTAATGCTATCCCGCTTTTAGGAAAAAATATACAAACAAACCTAATGAAGAAAATTGTTTCTTCTAAGGTTGAAAAAATATACATAGCACTTGATAGTGATGCTATTAAGTCTGCTCTTAATTTTTGTGAAAGGTTTATGAATGAGGGTAAAGAGGTTCATTTATTAGAAATGAACGATAAAGACCCTGGAGAATTAGGATTCGAACGTTTCACCGAACTCATACAAAAGTCTACTCCCTTAACATTATCTGGACTTTTGGCTCGAAAATTAGCTCTATGACACAAATTAAAAAAGCATACGGTCGCATTTTGGAAATATCTGACGACCACAAACAAATCACCCTCCCAGATGGAAGATATTACCGTAGAAATGGTGAATATTATCCTTCAGTAACTTACGTACTTAGTCATTACCCAAAAGGTAAATTTTTTGAAGACTGGCTCAAAAAAGTAGGATATTCAGCAGATTATATTGTTAAAAAAGCATCTGAAGAAGGTACACAAGTACACGAAATGATTGAAGCTTACCTTAAAGGTGAAGAATTAAAATTTTTAGAACATGGGCGTCCTATGTACGATCCTAATATATGGGAAATGTTCTTACGTTTTGTTGATTTTTGGGAAGAATACAATCCAACACTAATTGAAGCAGAAGTCCACTTATTCTCAGATGAATTAAAAATAGCAGGTACTTGTGATATGGTTTGTGAAATTGATGGTGAATTATGGATTGTAGATTTTAAAACATCTAATTATCTTCAAACAACATACGATTTACAAACAGCAATTTATGCTAAATGTTTTGAGGAATGTTATGGTAAAAAAGTAAATCGTACTGGGGTATTGTGGTTAAAATCTTCTAAAAGAAAGGCTGCAAAAGGTAAAATGCAAGGTAAAGGATGGGAAATGTATGAATCATCTCGCACCCAAGAAGAAAACCTAGACATTTATAGAGCAGTTCGTAAATTATTTGATTTAGAAAACCCAAACCACAAACCAGCATTTACTGAATTCCGTACCACAGCTAAAAGAGATTTGTAATATTTATAACAAATACTTTGC